GGATGGTAAGGTCTTTATTGACAATGTGAAACGCTCTGATGTCATGTCCTGGCGTGAGGTGGGTCAGTGGTCGTCGATGCGGCAGTTGGGGGCTGTCTTAGCTCCCTTCATTGCCAAGAAGTTCTCCATCAGTGCCTCTATGGCAAAGAATCTTGAGATCAATGATGAGTCACTTAAGGAGGCCGCAAGGTGGGCGTTTAAGAACCCTGCGGTTGCGGCCAAGGGCTCTCTCAAGAGCCATTCACTTGCCACAGATAAACGCGGCCGCGCAATTGTCGTGGAAGACGTGGAACCTGTCACCACGGAGGTGATGGTTACCACGGCCGCCCCTGCGGCTTACATGCTCCACGTAGGTCTGCTCATTCTTGTGTGGCTTGTGGTTGCCCGTTACGCGGTCGAAGCCATTGAGCTGGCGGCTGCGATCCCTTACAAATTGGGACTGCTCGTCCGGCGCGCAAGGCGTGCCGAGGAGCGTGAGGTGATGCGACCAACATCGTTGGTTGAGTCACGCGTGAACGTGGCTGCCATGGGGGTTACTCTTTTTTGTGTGGTCTGGGCTTTCTTCCTTTCTCCAGTCCTGTCCGCCGTCGTGTGCGGAGGGGCTGGTTGGTTTGGCAAGTGGGTTAGTGGGCTTCGCGCCCCCATTGGAAAACCGATTCCGGAGGAGTTGGGCTAGTTGGATCGATGGCTGCAGTGGACTGCCACTTACGGGAGCTACGTTTCCACCAATGTCTCTGACCTTGCTGGAGATTTGAGATACACCCTGTACGAGTTTTATCAATCGTCCGAGATGCTCTAGTCGAGAGTTCCTCAGGCAACTGTCTTGCGTAGGTGCATGATTTGCGCTGTCTTGTGCGTTGTTATGTATTGGGCTACGCGGGAGGGTAACTCTATGAAGGAGACCGTTACGAAAGAAGCCGTCAAGGATCTGTTGGCCGCTAACCCTACGAATTGGCAGGCGTAGCTCAAGAGGACCGTTGAGTTGGAGAGCGGAAGTGTCTCACTCAAGGAAGTGATGGCCGGTAAAATGGTCATGCCGACGGTGCCCACGTCTGTGGTTCCTACCGTCAAAGGTGAGGAGCAGGGCCGAAGCGTTGCCCAGAAGATTCAAGGGAATACCGTCCGCGTCCGAGTTGAAGACCCAACTGGCGAAGCCACGAGAAGTCTTGCAGTTGGAGTGGGTGGTGGCGTGTTCTTGATTAACACTCATGCCCTTAAACCACGTGTGATGGTCCAGGTACTTGAGGTCAAACCTTCCGACACCGGGCTGGGTGGTCGAGCCCACCTTGTGGAGGAGGGTATCACCAGTTTCCAGCACGGCTAGTCAGATGTTAGCTTGTGCCTACTCTCGACGCGCCCAATGACGCATCTTAAGCAGTACTTTGCTGAAACTCCCCCTCTCGGGGCTTATCCGGTTGGCACGAAAGCCCGTGTGCACACGCTGGACGGGGATGAGTGGAAAGTGGTCAACACCTACGTTACCCGGCCAGTGGCCTTTGTCACAACGGAGACGAGCGTGAGCTCGTACAACCATCTCAGCTTTCATGTTGCCTGGCTTTCTGAGTGGGGTCAATCTGGTAGTCTGGTTGAGATTGCTGTTGAAGGAGGATGGGTAATTGCCGGAATTATTTGCGGAAGGACCGGCTTGTTCACAAAGAGCTCGGTCGTCAGTGTTGTACCACGTACGTGGCTGGAGGAGATGTTGGCCAAAGTGGAAACATATGTCCCCACTTTTTAGGTGGTCCTCAATCCTTCATCTGTCACGGGAGTGTAGCCACACCCGAGGTCATGGGCCAGTCAACTCACGGAGTTCCCTGAGGCTACCCCTCTCGGTGACACTGGCCGTCGAGCCACGTACAAATGGCGTTGGGAGCGCAATCCGCTCACCGTCGACACCAAGCTGCGAGAGTTCGTGGCGCGGTACGTTGAGGGCGTTTACGCTGTCCCGGCATCTCGGGGCTTCGTTACTTACGACCAAAAGTATGTGGACCCCCAGGCGTACAAGCTGAAACCAGGTGGGTTTGGCTCCTTTGGTAAAGGGGCGTGGGACGTCGCCGTGGCTGAGTACTTGTCGAAGTTCCCCACCAAAATTTGGGGTGCTCTGGAAGGTCCGTTGACGCCAGAGGAGGCGGTCTTTGGTTCGAAGGAGAAAGGGGTCCCAGCCATGAACCTCAACAAGTCTAGTGGGATGGGGGGCTTGAAGAGTTAGTGGGTTGATGCGTCGACAAAGACTCTTAAACCGGAGCTGCGCAAAGCCGTGGATCTTATCCTTGTATGCTTGCAGCGGTGCAAGAGTTGGGAAGCCCCGGATGTTGTGTCTGCCCTTAAGAACGAGCTTCGTCCGTTGGAGAAAATTGTAGACGGGAAAACCAGGCACTTCAATCCCTACCCGTTTGCGCAGCTCATTGTGCAACGAATGTATGTTTACCCGTTGTTGTTGACTTTCCTTGCTCTTGGACCGGAGCGTACTAGTTAGGCCATCGGGGTAAATGCCGCTGACCCCGCCCAATGGGGAAGGATCATTGACTTCTTGCGTATGTACGGTGATGATTAGCTGTTTCTTGGAGACTTTGGAGATTGGGATGCCACCCTTTTGCAGGAGGCGTTTAATTTCGGATTGTCCCCTGTGATGGTTGAGATTGCCCGTCGCATGGGGTGGAAGTCAGAGGATAGATTGATGTTGGCGATGGTAATCATGGCGTATTGCCACTGCGTTCTCCACATTGATGGCTTTGCCATGTGGATGTGGCAGTCAATGCTGTCTGGCGTTATTTCCACCGACTTGCTCAACGGTGTGGCGGTTTGGCTCGTGTTGTGCATTGCCTGGTACTTTGTGACTGGGAAAGGTTTCCGGGAGAACGTAAACCTCGTAGTCTTGGGCGACGACCACGCTGGCGGCATGACCGCGGCTGGCCGGAAGGCATTCGACCCGGAGCGGTTTGCCGCCGTTCTGCGTCATGTTGGCTTCGTTTACACCAATGAGGACAAGACCCTTGACTTTGGTTCTTTCTTCAAAAACCCCGAGGACGCGAAGTTTCTTCAGCGATGCTGGGTGGCGGAAGGGAGTTTGTGGAAAGCGCCACTCGCCTTGAAGCGGGCACTCCGGTGTCTGTGGTTGTACGCCCCCTCTTCGCATGTACGACAGGCTGAGTAGCTTGTGTCAATGGTGCACAACTGTTACAGAGAAGTGTTCATGCATGGTCGTGAGCTCTACGAGGAGTTTCGGGCGTTGGTGCCGGAGCTCGTTTAGTGCCCGGATGGGAGTGTGTTTGTGTCGCCTAGGATCCCGTCGTATGACGAGATTGATGAGGAGTGGCGCAGGAGCGCCATGAAGACGTGGGACTCCGGAGGACAATGGGAAGACCGACCCATGGAAGATGTGTTGGTCGAGTCCATGGAGCCCACCTCACATGTTGAAGGGGGCGATAAAGACACTGTGCAGAGCACCCAGGCCGGCCTTACCACCACGGACACGGGCAACCTGTCGGTGGAGACGGCTTACGCCCCGCCTCCGTTGCCCACTTAGGTGGGCATTACCTTGGGAGAGGTGTTGTACCGGCCATCACCCTTGGCCCAGTTTACCTTGACTAGCACAACCGCTAACGGTGCTGGCCTGGGCTACATGACTGCGATGAACGCGTTGTAGACTTGGGCTCAGGTTGCCATGGTGGGGGAGAAACTGGCTGGCTTTGCTTTGCTCCAAGCCAAATTTGTGCTTCAGGTCAATGTGGCGTCGATGAACACCAATCGTGGTGCCGTTGTGACGTTGCTCAAGCTGGGCTCTTCTTTCCGAATTGCCGGGTCTGTTGGGCCGTCGTTGACATTGTCCCAGATGTTGTAGACGGGTGGTAAGATGTTATCGCTGAGCGGGAATAACGCCTGCGAGTTGGAAGTTCCACTCGTCACGTAGTTTGGGCCTCAGCGTGTCGACTCTTCCTCGGAAATGAACAATGGGCCGTTTGCGTTTACAGGACTTGTGGGACCGTACTCAAATTCATCATTGGCTACGGCCCCGGACATCATCATTTAGTTCCGAGGGTTTTTGCGTCCCGGTGCTGTCGTGTACAATGTTACTGACACCTACGCATACACCGTTACGTCGCAGAGCGAGAAAAGCACTGCGGGCATGTCGGCTGTCAAGCGTTTGTGGAACTCGTTTGGCGAAGCCACGCGTGCCGTCGGCGCGTTTGCCAGTAGTGCGAGGGGGGCGATGTCAGCGGGGGCTGAGCTCCTCGCCTTGATTGGGATGGGCCGCCCTTCGTACACTGGCGTTCCTACCGTGATCGCCCAAGCGCCAAACGCGGATTTGGGTACAGGCGTTGGGATGTTGGCGGGCATCTACTTGGCGGATGTCGACAGCCGCTCATCAGCGGTTCCCGATCATACCATCATGGGCCTGTGCGACGAGGATGAGATGTCCGTAGCGTTTCTTGGGAGATGTCCGAGTTTGGTGCTCGGGTCCGATGGGACGGCTACCTGGCCGTATGCTGCGGCATATGGCACTACTTTGTGTAATATCCCGGTCTGTCCAGCCACCCTCGATAACGGGCTGGGCGGCACGGGTTTAAGCACGTTCTAGGCGCCCATGGTCGTAGGCTAGTGGACGCGGTACTGGCGGGGGAAGTGCAAGTTCCACCTTAAGGTGCTGAGCAATGCTTTTGACTCAGGGCGTTTGGTTATTAGCTGGAGCACCGGCTTGGCGCGCACCGATACTCGCATTTTGTCCACTAATCGGCCAAGCTGCATTTTGGACATTGGGGCGGGGGATACGGAGTGTAGTTTTGATGTACCTTGGGGCCGTTCAGAATTGGCGCTTCCTATGCCGTTTAACTCCGGGAACCTCCTCCTCACGAGTTACACCAATACCCTCGGTTCCAACTGGCCGACTTGTGCGAACGGCGTGATCCGCATTTCCGTGGATGCGAAGTTGCTGAATCCGCTAGGCCAACCCGTCCACATGGTCGGATTCTTCACTTGGAGTGACCTTGAGTTCTTAGGCCCATCGAGCCAGCTGCCTTACACCATTGTGTGTACCAGCCAGAGAGAGGAGGTGTGTGAGGAGTGGATGGAAGCCACATCCGTCCCTGAGTTACGGGATCATCGTGGGTTGGAGACGATGACGGCCACACCGATTGTACACTTGCGGTAGCTCACCTCGATGCCATGGTACCATTGTGCGGCGAGCCTGAAGGTGTCGGCGTCTGACAAGCCAAACCCCTGCGGCTATTGGATTTTGCCCATGAATGGATTTATTGCGCATGCAGTTACCAACCCCGCGGACGTGGGGAACATTCGCCCGACCCCGTTTACCAATGGTGCTATGTGCTACACTTTCGTTCGTGGGTCGTCGGGTTTCCGATTTATCACCGACGGAAACCATTTTGCGCCCTCTGATGCAGCGGCTGCAGGCCTCTACGCACAAGGAACCTCTATCATTGGATCGGAGCCGAGCGCGTACACTAGCTCTTTTGACCCGGCCGTTGCGGGGGTCACAGCCGTGTGGACGGGCTCACTTTATAATGCGTATTTGGCGGCGAAATGTCACATGCCCATGGCAGTGTTTAAGGGGTTAGGAGAAGTATGTGGCGTTATGGTGCCATGGATAACGCCGGGGTACTGGAAGAAAACAGTGTGTGACGTCGCGGGAGGACTTTGCGACGCCACCACACTGACGGACAATGGTACCTGCGCCGTGTACGTGTACCGCGGGTATGACTTGGGTGCTACGGGAACACCGCCGTTGAACACGACGGCTATCCAAGTGTGCGGTGAAGATTTGGTCATGTGTGGGTTCACGGGTGGACCCGTGATTGCGTCAGCAAGTTGGCCATGACGTTTTTGTTGGAACAGCGGGATGATCCCCTCTTGTTGTGTGTGTGCTGTGGGGAGGAGTGAGAGAGAGTGGTGTGTGTGTGGAATGAAACAGGAGCTGGGCCTAACCCAGCAATTT